AAGAGCCAATCAATTAGCCAAAGGTGAACCAATATCTGTGGATACAATCAAAAGAATGTATTCATTTTTAGCACGACATAAAGGTCAAGGTGCAGATAAAGGTAAATACGGAGAGGGGTGCGGAAAGTTAATGTATGATGCATGGGGCGGTGATGCGGCATTATCTTGGTCTGAAAGAAAACTTAATCAACTTGAAAAAGAAAAGATGAGTTTTGATAAGGCACACATGACTTTTGCATTAGATGAAGAAAAGAAAATGATTATTGGTGCCGCAATGGTTCCCAATAAAATGATTATTCGTTATGATGAATTAGGTAATCCTTACTATGTTTATTTTAGTAAAGAAAGTATTAAAAAAATGGCTGCAAAGTTTTTAAAAGAAAAACGAACAGACGAAGCCAGTATAGAACATGATGGTAAAAAATTAGGAAAAGAAAAAGTATTTATAACAGAGAGTTGGGTTAGTGATGATCCAATCTACGATAAATCATACAAATACGGATTTAATCTTCCATCTGGGACCTGGTATGTGCAGATGAAAATAAATGACGATAATGTATGGAAAATGATTAAAGAGAAATCTTTAAATGGATTTTCGGTTGAAGGGTTATTTGCCGAGAAATCTATATTCTCCAAAGAGGATAAACAAATAAACAAAATTACTCAAATACTTAAATCAATTACAGATGAATAGTAAACAAGCAATTGACAAGATTATGAAAATTCTTAATCTAACTCCACAAAAATTTTTTGAGGCAAAAACCGATCAAGGTGTGCAACTTAAAATGGAAGGTGAATTAGAAGTAGGAGGACCAATCTATGTCGCAACAGAAGAAGGCATTATGCCAGCACCAGATGGAACACACAAAATCGATGATGGTTCAGAGATTGAAGTTATAGATGGTAAAGTTTCAAAAATTAAAATGGGCAATGAAGAAACTAAAAAAACTGACGATGCAAAAATCGAAGATGAAAAAGAAAAAGTAGAAATTGCTGATGAAGACATGTCAAATGTTGAATTGGAATTTGGTGATGTAAAACTTAAGAGTGGCGAAGTATTAAGAATTGGAACGGCTGAACCTGGAGTAGGTGTGGCTGTTAAAAAAGTTGGATACGACGGAACATTAAGTGCAATAGCCGATGGCGAATATGAAACTGAAGGTGGAAAGATGATTTCTATTACAGGTGGAGCCATTGATGGTTATCAAGATGCATCAGACAAAGAAAACAAATCACCAAAAACTGAAGAAATAAAGACAGGTGAAATGTCAGCAGTTGAAATTGCACAAATATTTGCTCAAGCCTTAAAAAAGTTTGAAGTTAAATTAGATGCAATTGAAGAAAAATTTACTGGTTTAGAAACAAAATTTACAAAATTTTCTAAAGAACCAGCGGGTGAAAAAGTATACAATCAAAAAACTGTAAACTTTGATGAAGAAAACAGACCATCTACAAAGTTGGAAAGTTTCAAAAAAATGAGAGAATTACTCTCAAACAAATAAATTAAAAATTAAAAATTTTAAAAATGAATAACAAAAAATCATTAAAAAAATTAGACTTTTCATACGACTTAACTGGACTTAGTAATTACGTAGACCAATTAAATACTGATATTATTCAAGAGGCCGTGTTGTCTCCAATCACAATGTCGTATGTAAATACAATTATCGGGATTAAAGGCACTCAAAACGTAAATTTATTGAGTGAAACATTAGTAGTTCAAAATGGTAATACTTGTGGATTTGATAACTCAGGTTCAACAACATTTACAACTGCTGCATTAACAGTAGGACAATATAAAGTAAATCAGTCCTTATGTTTGCAATCGTTAAACGAACTTTGGCTTGGCCAGTTTTTAAATCAGGGCTCTTATAATGAGCAAGCTCCGTTTGAACAAGCGATAGTAGATTTACAAACTCGTCAGATCAAACGTTTTAACGAAGACCAATTATGGCAAGCAACTTCTGGTTCAAGTGCATTCTCTGGTTTCATTGAATTATTTGCAAATACCGCAGGTGTTGTTAAACTTGACACATTACCAGCATATTCTGCAACTACACAAGCACTTTGTTCAATCACTGGTGCAACAGTTCAAGAAAAAGCAAATAGAATATTAGCACAAGTTGATAATATTATTGATAACTTAGATAGAAATATTTTCCAAAGAGATGACGTAATTATTTATATGGGACTTCAATCGTTCAAGTGCTATTTAACGGCTTTAAGAAATGTGAACAATTTTCATATCGATACAAGAAATGAAAAATTAGGTCAAGTGTATGAAGTATATCATCCTCAAACAAACTTTAAAGTTGTTGGTTGTCCTGGATTAAATACAGACTTAATCGCAGCAGGTCCGATGCAATATATGTTAGTGGGAACTGACTTAATGTCGGATGAAGATAGCTTTAGAAGTTGGTGGAGTATGGACTTCCAAGAAGTTAGGATCCTTAGTGCATGGAAATTAGGAACGCAATTAGCATTCCCAGAATTTTTCGTGACGAACGGTCTTTAATCGAATAATATTCAAAAATGAAGGGGACTTAAAAACCCCTTCATTCTTAAACAAAATAAACTAAAACAATAATAAATTAATATTTATGTCTTGTAATATAACAGCAGGCATTCCTTTAGGATGCCGCGACAATTCGGGTGGAGTAGCAAATGCATGGATTACTGCTTATGATAATATCACATCCATTGGTGCAACAGGTGCAACACCAGATCAAATCACTTCAATAAGTGGTTCAGGAGTTTTTTATAAATACGAACTTATCAGAACTTCTTCACAATTTACAGAAACGGTAAATGCAAGTTTAGAGGCAGGAACAGTTTTCTACCAAGATGAATTAGCAACATACTTTGCTAAAATGACACAAGAGAAAAGAAATATTCTTAAAGTGTTGGCTCAAAACCAAAAATTAGCGGTTGTCTTTGAAGACAACAACGGACTTTACTGGCTGATGGGACAAAATTATGGAAGTTTTATTTCAGCGGGAACACAAGTTTCCGGAAAGGCCCTAGGCGATGCCAACGGACTGAACATGACTTTCCAATCTTTAGAGCAATTCCCTATCAATTCTTTGGACGGAACTCTTGCAGAAGTTATTCAAGGTTTTACAATTGCATAATTGCAAATCAATTTAAACATGGGAGGGTATACATTACTCTCCTGTGTTTTATTTTTATATTATGATATTAATTAAGACTGGTCAGGAAAATACAATTGTAATTACAGTATCTCAAAATGCTGAATTATCAAACCCACAATGGTTATTTTCATTCACTCATATCTTTTCAAAAAGAACAGTTAGATTTATTTTACCAAATGTTTCAACACATAAAAGTAGGTATGATGAATTTGTATTTGTTGAAGGACAAGGTGTTAATGAAATTGCATTTCCATTTGAGGGCCAATATATTTATAATGTCTATGAACAGATCGCACAAAATCCACCAAATCTTAATCCAGCCTTAGCCTATAATGTTGTTGAAACTGGTATTGCAACCGTAATGGCAATGTCCGCATCCACAACAAATGATTACTATGAAGAATTTATTTCACCAAATGAATTCAATTCGAACTATATTTTTGCACCAAACGAGTTAAATCCACCCACACCTAGTCCAACTGAAACTGCAACTAATACTCCAACTCCTTCAATAACACCAACCAATACTCCTACTAATACTGAAACTCCTACACAAACACCTACTCCAAGTATTACCCCAAGTGAAACTGCAACACAAACCCCTACACCTACACAAACACAAACTGCATCACAAACAAATACTCCTACTCCAAGTATTACAGCCTCACAAACTCAAACACAAACTCAAACCGCAACACCTACACAAACTCCTACACAAACCAAAACTCCTACACCTACTCCAACAACAACAACAACTTTAACGGCAAGCCCTACAAATACAAGAACACAAACTCCTACTCCTACTCAAACTAGAACACCAGGATTAACATCTACTCCAACTCAAACATCTTCTCCTACA